AATCTAGGCTTCACTAAGCTTGCAAACATAAGCGATCCTGTGACTATACCAGATGGGGCTATGGATGCTTTAGTGTCACTCTTAGGATTCAGGCTTTGGCCTAAGTATAGAACACCAACAGTTACAACCTCTATAGTAGCAAATGCAAGAGCTGGTATAGAGCAGATGTACCATATAGGAATAGAGATAGGAGTTACTAAGCTTCCTGAGACTCTTCCAATGGGCTCTGGAAACTATGTGTGCGGAGAACGTGCAATTGATAAGTTCTACAGCGGTGATATAGCTGATTCAATCCTATCTGAGAACAATGGTTCAATAAGCCTGGAGGACAGTACTAATGAATAATGTAGGTAGAGATATAAAAAAGAGTAATTTCACCTCGGTAAGTGAAATACCTTCAGGGTCTACTTTTGACTTTGTATATAATGGGACAAACTATAAAATTCCTGTAGAAGATATGATTGCGGCTTTCGGCGCAATAGGAACTCTCTCTCAAATAGGGGATGTGACCCAAGTTCCTATTCTTACCGAGGTTGCTTCTCAGTATTATATAAAGAACTTTGAAGCTGGGGCTGGAATTGTAGCTTCAGTTTCAGTTGATGGCGGGTTACTTGTAGCGCACAATCTCAGTACTGGTGATAATGGGGTGCCAGTTCTTACTGACTTAACTGAAGACTCTCCAGTAATTAGGAACCTAGTTGCAGGAGATGGGGTCAGTATAGAGGCTTCTGAGGCCTCTGAAAATGACATAGAGATAAGTTCAAGTCAAACTTACGAGGCCGGGCCCGGTATAGCGGTCTCTTCTGTAGACGACACTTTAACCATATCGCATAATTTTACTGCGGATAGTAGTGGCACACCTATATTAGTAGACGAGACTGAGGACAGCCCTGTAGTACGAAGCTTAACAGCTGGAACAGATATAGACTTATCAGTAACTGACGATGAAATAACTATAGCCTTTGATGGCGAGGTTCCAACGGTTATAGGTAATGTAACAGTTGTTAATTCTATGTCTGACTTTCCAGACCCAGTTGCTGAAGTCATAACTCTTGAAGATAATATAGCATACCAGATTGGTGCAAGTCTAACTACCTCAGATAGATTTGTCTTCGGCTCAAATACTGTAATATATGGAGCAGACTCTGCAGTTGCTTCTATAACTTATACTGGGACCGGAACCTTATTTACTGGTGACAATACTATAGCGAAAGTAACTACTATAGCCTTATCAGCCCCAAGCGGTGCACTTTTTGATATATCAGAAACACTAGGTGGGACAGTATTTCAGTTTGTGAATGCAACAGTACCAAGTTGTGACTCTATTGGCTCTTTTAATGATGTGACAGCAGCTCAAATAACAGATGTTGCTTTTAATAATATTATCACAGATGGCATCACTTTTACAGGGGCTCCAAGTATATTTATTGGGACTAGAAACCTTTTCACATTAGCTGGAGGTACATTACTTAATCTAGGAACTGCTGTCTTTTCGGGGGGCTTCTCTTTAGAAACCTCATTCTTCTTTGGCTCTGCAGGCACTACTTTTTTGTCCGGCCTAGCTGACTCTGGTAACCTCGGCACTGAGGCCCTAGGTGTAATATTTAACTGTAGGTTTTTAGAATCTGATACAATTCTAGATACTGTGTCAGAGGCTGATAGCTTTTGGTCCTTTCTAACTAATGACAAAGTTCCAGACTCTATTACTTCACTACTAGCTGTTAATACAAATACGACAGTAACAATTTCAGCTACAGACACCCCAGTAGTTATCGGAGCTACTTGGACCTTAGATCATGAAAGTAGGTTTTCAGGCAGTGCTGCAGGGCGCTTTACTTACCTAGGTAAAGGAGCTCATGTAAGTCTTACAGTGACTATCTCAGCATATATGGCCGCAGCTGGAGATAAGGACTGCACTTTTTATATCTATAAAAATGGAGTCGCCGAAACAAACTCATCGATACAAAGAACTTTAACTGTAGATCCAGGCAATCTAGCTATGGTCTGGGAACTAGACCTAGATACAGATGATTACATAGAAATACTTATTGAGAATAATGATAATGATACTAATATCACAGTCTCTAAAGCTATTGTAGCAATTAATGGATAACTATGGCAACTGAACTACCTATATCAAATGGTTACTATGTAAGCGATATACTACCTTTAAGTCACCAAAGGTGCAGTAACGTTTATCCAAATATACCAGAGACCTCAGCACTTTCTCAAGGCCCACTGTTCTTTTCCTCTGGCCAGAGTGAACTAACTAGTACTGGCGATGCTAGAATGGTCAATAGAGGCACTTTTTTAAAAAATGGCCTTCCTTACTTTGTTCAAGGAGATTCTTTATATCTATTAGTAAGGTCTAGTGAGCGACAAAGTGGGGTTCAGGTACCTACGTTTTCTACTGAGTTCCTTGGTTTAATAGAAGGTACTGGACGTGTCTCAATGGCCTCTAATGGCACTCAACTATTTATACTAGTCCCTGGTGGCTCTGGCTACATATATAATGAGGATGATGCTACACCTTTTCAAGAGGTTACGGACCCTAATTTCAGGGCTAATGGCAACCCTCAGATGGTTGAGTATGTAGATGGATACTTTTTATTCTCAACAGATGAAAAGAAAATAATTGTTTCAAATCTTAAAGATGGCTCAACTTATGATGCTTTAGACTCTGCAACTGCTGAGACAGACCCTGATGGGATTGTAGCACCTGTAGTTGTAAACAACCTTGTGTATGTCCTAGGGACAGAGACAACTGAAGGCTTTCAGAACCTTCCATCTATAGGACAGATGCCTTTTATAAGGAATAATATTATCCTAGACAAAGGTTGTAAAGCACCTTTTTCGGTAGTTAAAACCAACTCTTCATTCTTTATGGTTGGTGCTGGAAAAAATGAGTCACCAGCTATCTGGCAGTTTATTGGGAATGACTTTAGAAAGAAATCGACAAAGGCTATAGACCAGCTTTTAGCTACTTTATCAGAGTCTGAAATTGAGAATATTTTTGCTTTAGCTTTTTCAGAAGAGGGTTCTTACTTTGTAACTTTTACACTGCCACATACAACTATTTGCTTTGACTTAATTAATGAGCGATGGCATGAAAGGAACTCTTATATTGATGAAGAGGAAACAAGCTGGCGTGTCAGTTCTATAGTTAAAGCATATGGGCTAACTATAGTAGGTGATGGTATAGATGGTAGGATTGGCCAAATGTCTACTAAGATTAAAAGTGAGTATGCTAATAGCTTAATCCGTCTATTTTCTACACAGCCTTTCTCAAACCAAGGTGATGAGATTATAGCAAAGATGCTCGAACTAACAATGGAATCTGGTATGGGTAATAGTGATGTAAAAGATCCTGTTGCCTCTATGGCAGCTTCTTCTAATGGAAAAACTTTTGGTCCCGAAAGAGTAAGAAAGATTGGTAAGAAAGGCGAGTATGAAAGACGGACAGTCTGGTATAGGAATGGGAGATTTGATCGCTTTGTAGTACTGCAGTTTAGAATGTCTGAGCCAGTAGCCTCAGCATTTATAAAATTGGAGTTTGAGTAATGATTATACCAATAAACCCAGCAACACCTTTAGTTAATGAGGACGGCACCCCAACCCCTATATTTAGAGACTTTATATTGCAAGTCTCAGAAGAGTCTATAGCAATAGGCTCTGGCTCGCCAGAAGGCCAATTAGAAGCTTCTAAAGGTAAAAGGTATATGGATGAGAGTGGAGATACAGGATCTATACTGTATATCAAAAAACAAGAAAGCATCTCAGGAGACAGGAGCCAAGGATGGATCTTAGTATAATAGATTTAGCTAGCCAAGCAATTGCGGCGAATGTTGGCAAACTGGAAGAGGCTATGCTGAAAGAGGAGCAAGTAGACTGCCCAGTTCAACATCATTTTTATCCAGGTATCTACATGAGAGAGGTTCATATTAAGGCCGGGACTTTTTCTATTGGTCACTACCAAAAAACTCGCCATCTCAACCTGTTTTTAAAAGGCTCTGTAAACTTTATACATGAAGATGGCCGGTCTGAGATTCTAAAGGCGCCAATGATCTTTATGAGTGACCCAGGTAGAAAGGTAGGCTTTATACTTGAAGATATGGTTTGGCTTAATGCTTATGCTACAGATGAGACTGAGGTACATAAGCTTGAAGAGACCTACTTAGACAAGAGCAATGTATGGTATAAGGCTCAGCCAAATATTGACACCACAGAGGATCAAGAAGACTTTAAGACTATGCTTAATGAGTATGGCCTAACAGCTGAACAAGTAAGGCAGGAAAGCGAAAGGACCGAGGACCTAATCCCATTCCCTGAAGGGCCTATCTCTGTCGCAGTTATGGAGTCTCCTATAGAGGGCAAAGGACTCTTCACTATGGCAAATATAAATGAAGGAGACTTAATTGCTCCTGGCCGGGTTAATGGTAAAAGGACTCCAGCTGGTAGGTATATAAATCACTCTAAAAACCCAACAGCAGTACTTATTGAAACACCTGAAGGAGTGAACTTTGTAGCTAAAAGAGACCTACAAGGTAATAAAGGTGGTTACCTTGGTGATGAGATAACAATTGACTATAGGACAGCTATAGAGCTATCAAGGAGAAATATATGACAGGAGTAGCAACAGCAATAGTAGCTACAGGGGCTATAGGTGCTAAGGTACAGCACGACGCGGCTAAAGATGCTGCTAGTCAGGCAGCCGCAGCTGCTGCATCAGGGCAAGCTGCTTTAGGTGAGGCTACAGCTTTAGGTAGGGAAGATATTACAGCAGGATACGACGAAGCCACTCAGGCTTACCTTGACTCTATAGGAGGCGCTACTGAGCTAGCCCGTGCTGGCTTAGGAACTACAGAGCAATATCTCAGTCCTTATGCTCAGGCAGGTACTAGTGCACTTCAGCAGCAAATGGACTTAATGAGTAGCCCTTTACAGGTTGACTATTCTACATTTGCTGAATCTCCTGGCCAGCAATTTCTACGAGAAAGGCAAGAGCAGGCTTTACTGAGGAACCAAGCGGCAATCGGTGGCCTTGGAGGCGGTAACGTTCGAACAGCTCTTCAGGAGCAGGCTTACGGTATTGCAGCTCAACAAGAGTCTGATTGGTACCAGCGACAAATGGCTGAGAGACAGCAGCAGTTGTCTAACCTATACAGCGTATCTGGAATGGGAATGACTGCAGGCCAGAATATAGCTTCAGGGTCTTTGCAAGAGCAATTAAACCTTGCAGGCCTTCTTGAGAGATCAGGAGCTTCACTTGCTGACCTATATGCTGGTAAAGGTACAGCTTTAGGAAATGTAGCTATTGGCGCTGGAACACAACAGGCTAGTCTTGCTCAGGCTGCAGGTGAGGCAAGTGTAGCTGGCACTCTTGGTCAAGCTAGCTCTGTACAGTCAGGCCTGCAGAATTTAGCTTTTGGGCTTGGGACTCTCTATAACCCGTCAAGTACAGCAAGTACAGCAAGTACAGCAGCAGCAGTACCTGCAGCTACTTCAGTAACTACACCAACTACACCAACTTACAGTAGACCTACAATAATGGTTTAGGAGGAAATTATGGCTAGTAGTCTTCTAGCACAAATCGCGAACCCAACAGTAGCAAACATACCTCAAGCCTTCATGGCTGGGCAGACTGCTGCAGGGCAAAGAAACTTATTAGAACAGCAGGCCTTAAACCAGGCGGCCCTAAATCCGCTTCAGCAGCAGCTTTTAACGGAGCAAATAGCTGGGACCCAATTAGCTAATCGGGCAACAGAAGCTACTCTCACTCCAGAGGCCCTAGCTCAGCAGAGAGCTACTAGTCAATTAGAACAAAGTATCTTGGGGCAAGAAGCCCTTGCTGGCCAGATAAAGGCTCAAGCAGCCCAAGCTGAGTTGTCGGAGGCTGAGACTACTGCACAACGTTCTGAGGTCGCTCGTAACCTTTTACTAGCTCAAACTTCTGGACCTGGACAAGCTAGAACTAATATTTTAAACAGTTTACTTACAACTCCAAATTTAGAGGCTTCAACCCAGGAGACTGTTTTAAACTTACTAAGAATGCCTGAGGGTGTACAAGAAGAAGCTTTTACTAATATGGTAAGCTATTTCAGGCAAGCTGGCTATCTTCCTGAGACAGATACAGGCGGTAAGACTCCTGAGCAGATCCAGCAGGCTCTAAATATAGAGCAGGGCACACTTGAGGCTAGGCAGGCTGAGCTTAAACTGTCCCAAGATAGACTTAAAGCCCAAATAAGTGGTGAGCTTCAAGACTCTGTATCTCTTTCTACTCTAGGTAAACAGATGAATGAGATGGATAACCTTGACCCTAATGATCCATACTATGAATGGAAAAGACAAGCTTATGAGGACACTATTAATGACTACGTAGGGAACTTATCAGATATAGAGTTAAAAGCTCAAGCCGAGGACCAGGCCTTACAGATTGTCCAAGGTCGTTTGGATCCTGATATTGTATCTAAACGACAAGGCCTTCAGTCTTTAGTCTTCTCAACTGTTGAGAAGAAGTACCCAGGTACTAATCTTACACAGCTTGCAGCTAACGCTAAGTTTACAAAGTCTGCTGGGAACCTACAGTCTTTAGCTCTTATTAATGGTGTTCAGCCTCTAATGGGTGCTCTACTGGAAACTGGTAAGGCTCTTAATAATACCTCTTACCCTCTTTTCAATAAGCTACTTAATAAGGCTAGGCTAGAAACTGGTAAGCCTAATATTACAGCTTTCAATAACCTTAGAGATGACCTTATTGCTGAGTCTGAGCGTATTCTAATGGGCTCTGGAGTCCTTTCTGACTCTAAGTACCTTAGAGCCCTAGACAATGTCAACTCAGCACAAAGTTATCCGCAGCTCAAAGCAGCAATAGACAATCTAGGCTATGTTATTCAATCTAGGCATCATGCTCTTTTAGAACAGCCTTACCTAGGTGCTAGTCCTTCATCAGGCCTAGCAGACCAGGAAGTGGCAGAAAGAGCCGCAGCAGTTGAGGCCGCCAATGCTGACTTAGCTACTGAGACTGTGGCTCCAGTCTCAACAACAACTCAAGAGGACCCTTTAGGGATAAGGTAGGAGACTATGGGAGCATTAGATAATTTTAGAGCTAAGTACCCTGGGTACGATGATATGAGTGATGTAGAGCTAGCCACAAAGCTCGCAACTAAGTACCCAGATGCTTATGGCGATCTACTTCAACAAGTATCTCCTGGCCAGATAGACGTAGGCTCAGGTGACTCAACTGTTGCTGATGTAGGTATAGCGCCTGTTGACCAGCCTAACTTAGCAACTAGGATGGGAGAGGGCTTTCAAGACTTTACCCAAAATGTGAGATCAGCTAGAATGGGTTTTCCAACCACATCTACTATGGCTAATATTACAGGTAAAGGCCTCAACATTATAACAGACCCTCTTGTAGCTGCAGATGTAGGACTTGCCGCAGGAACTGGAGCAGGAGCTGAGATTGCCGCAGGTCTTACAGGCTTAGGTACACTAGCTTACACTGGTGGAGACCTTCAGCAAGCGGCTAGGAATGTAGAAGGGGTGCAAAGCGCTCTTACATACCAGCCTCAGTCCGAAGCAAGCCAAGATGTGATGGGTGCTATGGCGGCACCATTTACCGGGCTCAGTAAAGTAGCTGCCGGTGTGGCAGACCCCATTGCCGAAGCTGGCTTTCCTAATATAGCTGCAGGAGTTGCTACAGGTATTGAAGCAGCGCCTATGCTAGTTGGCGCTAAAAAGATAACACCTAAAAGAGCCTCTACTACTTTAAAAGAACTGGCCGCAGATACTAAGAAGACTGTTGTTAAAACTGTTGATAGTGTCCTTAAGCCAGCATATAAAGATAAGAAAACAGCTACGGCTGTTAAAGCTTACAACGAAAAAGCCGTCGAAGCTGTGGAGAGTATGGTTAAGCGTAAAAACCAACTTGGCTTAACAGATGAAGCTGGCAGCCCGGTAGCGAGGACCCCTGAGAACCTTGAGGACCTTCAAGTAGCTGCTAGTGGTGCTAAGAAAGGGATCTTTAACGAGTTTGACCGATTAGTACAAAAAACTGATGATCCTATTTATAAAGATGTAAGGCCCCTCGACTACCCTAGGATGCCCGGTGAAGAGATTGTCTATAATAAGGATGGTAAAGCTACAGGCTTTGGTGTTCGAGAAGACTTTTCCATTTCTGGCCAGGAGTCTGTATTGGAGCTCGCAGAAGTAATAGAAAGTAAGCCTCTTAGAGTTAACTCTCCTGAGACTATACGATACGCTGAAGATAGAATAAAACAGTACGCCTCTGAGACCTTTACAGCAGCTGAAGCTCAAGAGAACATACAGTTGCTTAACAAGTCTGTAGATAGTTTTTACAATAATAACCCTACGCTTGAGGCATATGGTCGCGCCCGTGTTGACGCCACTATCGTTAATGCTTTAAGAAAGCAGTTAGATGCTGTTGTTAAAAAAGCAACAGGTGGAGACTACCAGGCTCTTAAAAACGAGTATGGGGCTATCAAAGCTTTAGAAGAGGATATAGGTAAGGCTGCAAATAAAGCTCGCAACGCCGCAGCTAATATGAAGCTCCCATCTTTTACTGATATAATGTCAGGACACCAGGTGGTTGAAGGAATCATAAACTTTAATACTGGTCGCTTAGCTGGCGGCCTCACAATGAAGGCTTTATCAATGCTTAAGAGTGCAATGAAAGACCCAAATAGACAGATCAAAAAAATGTTTGATACAGTTGATAAAAATATAACTAAAACACAGCAGATTGAAGGAGGTAACTAATGCCAAGAGTAATCACCCCTTTTGAACAGTTCTTTGACGGTGAAGGGAATCCTTTAACAGAGGGATATTTACAGTTTACTGTCTCTGGTACTAATGCTACAGATAAAGATACTTTTGCAGATGTTAATGAGACTATTCCAAATGCCAATCCACTAGCATTAGATGCTGAGGGTAGGTGTCCTAATGCTTTTGGTACTGGATCTTATCGAGTTACAGTCTTCACTAAAGAGGGAGAACAGATAAGTCAAAAAGACCCAGTTGAAGGTGCTGAGCCACCTGATAGCTTTCCAGCCTGGGATGCTGTGTCAGTTTATAGTGTTCCAAATGTTGTAATTGGCGACGACCTAAATATGTACAGAACTCTAATAAACTCTAACCAAGATAACGACCCGCTTACTGAAGATGAGTTCTGGGAACGAGTTGAGTTTGAGCAGTTTTACAATGAGTATAGGGCCTATGATAAGTATGATCGCTGTATAGACTCTGTTGGTGAGAGCTATATTTCAAAGGTTATTGGTAATACTGGAAACACACCAGCTAGTAGCCCTGACTATTGGCAAAAGAGCCAGTCTGTAATAACTTATATACTATCACGATATACAGATTTAGAGACTGCAATTAGTGAAATTGGAACTTCACTTGTTGAATTGTGGGTTGACCAAGATGACTTCTCAGATGCTACAGTACCAGCCAATATAACTCTTAGGTTCATACCTGGAAACCTTTTATATGGCACCGTCTACCACTATGGCGGGGTTATAGCCTCAGAGACACAACAAATTGTGGCAACAACGGGCACCTTAATTTTTGGAAGCTCAAGCGATGCCGAGCAGCCAAAGGTCTCAGTCGTGCATGGTGAGTGGTATGGCATGGTTGGTGACAACTCAACAGATAACACAACAGCTTTTGAGAATGCGGTAATTGGTTGTGCAGATAGAAACACTATTAAATTAGGCCACGGCACTTTTTTAGTAAACAATTTTGACCTACAAAACACTGACCCTATAGAATCAAGGATATCAATTATTGGGTCAGGTCAACCTATATGGCACCAGAGCGACTCTGAGGTAAACACTATTTACTTCGGTACTACTCTTAAAGCTAACTCTGGCCAGACTGGGGTATTTGCTAAGTTTAGTGGCACTACAGTAGCCCTAGGTGCCCAAGGCCCTTTACAGATAAAAGACATTGGATTCGTTGGGGCCTCTGGAACAACTCAAGTAGTCATGTTTGAAAATGTGTCAAGAGGTATAGAGTTTGAAAATATCGCTGTTTCTACCCATGAGGATGCAACAGCTTGCGGAGGTGTAGATGTTCTTAATTGCTGGAGAATAGATGCTAAGAATGTTGTATTACGGCACAATGCGGCTAACGGGGCCTACGGAACCACTTCTACAGGTATTGGGCTGTGGGTGCATAATTATGCTAATGTAGTTGGTTTTGCAGATGGCAATAACCAGATGATCTGGGATAATATAACTTGCAACTACTTTGGAACTGGAGCTAAGATAGGTGGTGACAACTCGACACAGCTTAAAAGTAGGTTCCTTGGCGGTATAGCTTTTAGAGGCGGTGCCTTTCAGTTCTCTAATGAGGCTAATATATGGGTTGGCTCAGGTGTAGAAAATGTAAACTTTACTTCAGTCCATACTGAGAAATCAGGTCTTACTTGGGCTGGGGGCTCCTACAGCTTATACACTGAAGGCGCTGTTGGTGTATACATCAGTTATAATGCAAGAGGTGTTACTTTTACAAACTGTGACTCACACCAGGACTCTGGTAGAGATGGCGAAACAACCACAAACAAGGCTATTTATATAGATAAGATTAATACAGGAGATGATAAAGGGGTAAGGGATGTTGTTATCGATAACTGGTATTTTTCTGATGTAGGTAATTATGGTGTCTATGTAGAAGCTGGTGATGTTGTTGGGCCTATAACAGTTGTTAATAGCACTTTTAATGCTTGGGATGACGGGGCTGGGGTTGCTATCCACTCTGATATCGATCTTATAACAGCTAGCTTTGCAACTTCCTCAAACGTCTTTGAATGGGGTGGGACCTCATTTGATACTGTTCTAGAAGGTGCTGCTAATATTAAAGCGTCTCCAAAGTATGGGTTAGATACTGTAGACGTAACAGCTACTGCATTATCAATACCTATTTCAAGAGTAGGCTCTACATTTACAAATATAGGCGCTACTAATACTGTAGTTCTTACATTACCACTAGCAATTGAGAGACACCTAGCAGATGGGCCTCTTCGATTCCGGTTTATGAAAGTAGACCCTTACTATTTAATGATCGCCCCAAGCAGCGGAGATCTAATACAGTATAAGGTTACTGACTCTGAATTCTACAGAGCTGGCGGTAGAACCTTAGCTTTTACCAGTGGCGGTTCGGCTAGGATAGCTGCTGGAGACATTATAACAGGGGCTATAAGTGGAGCAACAGCTAAAGTCTCGTTTGTAGAACTTGCATCTGGGGCTTGGGGAGACGGCAATGCTGTAGGCACCTTAACTATCTATGCACAAACAGGTACTTTCCAAGCTGAGAATTTAAACATTGGAGCTACGACAAACGTTGCTACTATAGCTGAAAACTCTACTCACTTAGAAGAAATACTAGAGCTGGAGGCTATTGATGATACTAACTGGATTATACTAAATGAAATTGGCCCTTGGGAAACTTTTGTAACCCCTTAATACAACCTTTAACCGGAGCTAACTATGCCAAATGGAGTATCAAGAGACACATGGAATGACGCGAAAGACCCAGACACAAAACTAAACCTTTTATTTGATATGCATATTGATACACAAAAAGCTTTAGCACCAAAGCGGATCTTTATGATCGCTTTTACGGGTGGCTGTGCAGCTGTTGCAGTTATGAGCAGCCCTAAGCTTCTTACTCTGGCCAGTGTAGCAATAGCAGGTTCTTAGTATGGGGGATATATCAAAGAACTTCTCAAGATATGAGTTTGCTTGTAAGTGTGGCTGTGGGTTTGACACTGTAGACGCTGAGCTCTTAGAAGTGATACAGGATCTTAGAGACCACTATAATAAAAGTATAACAATTACTAGTGGTTGTAGGTGCTTTACTCACAATAAGAATGAGGGAGGCTCAGATAACTCACAGCATCTTCAAGCTAAAGCTGTCGACTTTATGATAGATAGTACACCGGCTGATGAAGTTAATGAGTACCTTGAGGAAAAGTATCCAGATAAGTATGGTGTTGGTAGATATCACAATAGAAACCATTTAGACGTACGATCTACTAGAGTTAGGTATGTAAAGTAAACTTTAAACAAGGAGGTTAGGTATGTAAAGTAAACTTTAAACAAGGAGGTTATTATGACTTGGATTGTAGAAAACTGGAACCCAATAATAGAAGGTGCTGCAAAGATAGTTGCTGGATTTTCTATTCTGGCAGCTTGTACACCTAAGAAGACAAGGAGTGTTAAGTTCGGAAAAGTTCTTCAGATTATAGACTTACTTGCTATTAATACTAAAACGACTATTAAAAAATAAATAAAAGCCAGTCTCTTTAACTAAAGAGACTGGCTCTACTTTATACCTTTTGACCTCTAGTCCAGGCCTTCTTTGTCTTCTGATAAAGCTGCCTATCTAAGTCTCTAAATATCTGGCCAGAGTTATCATCCTTTTTATGGAAATATTGCTTTGGTCCTTTTAGCGACTTATCTCCATATACACTTTTCCTGATCTTCTTTGCAAGTCTTCCGTTCATATTTATTCTCCTATCTATTTAAAGTTAATTGCCCTGCACCATTAGTAGTTTGCAGTCCTCAATTCTTAAATAAAGTTCTGCTAATACGCTTATGATTTGCATGGCGCAGGGCAAACTCGTTATTCTACTATTATTTGCCAGTCATCAGAAAGCATATCAGCCTGGCTAGCTAGCCATCCTGGCTGCCACTTACCTTGAGCAGTAAACATTGCAAAATAGGCCTGTGAGTCTAGAGGCTGGTCTTCGCCAATCCACTTTGCAGTGCGGTCACTTACTTTATATTCTGTGCCCTGAGTACTATGAGGAGGAAGGTAAAGAGCAGGCCTTAGAACTATAAACATATTTTTACCATTCCAGCCTTTACGTGCTACTCTAGCGCCTTTTTTCATAGCCTCAATAGCTAAACCAAAAGTCAGGCCCTCAGTCTCTCTGTAGGCCTTCTCAAAGACTGACTTAGGGCTCCAAGAAATATAGCCCTCATGATCTTGGTGGTTTGACTGTCCACCATCTAAGTACTCAACAAGAAAGCCTTCGTCTTCCCCGTTCTCATCTGAAGGCAGCTCCCATCCACGGTAATCATTATACTCTTTTCTATTCATCTTTTTAGCCTTAATTTCTTTTACTCCGATAAATCTTTTCATAATCTTACTCCTGTGTTTAAAGGTTGACATTATATCTTTCTGAACTGCCCGTCTATTAGTACATGGCCATCAAATATAAGCTTAAGATAGGTTGTCAGTTCAGAGACTTGTTCCTCTAGCTTACTAATTCTTAGCCCTAAACTTTGAGCTGGGTCATTCTCTCTTCTTCCTAGTATATCTCTAGGTGCTATATGCCTAGTAAATGTTGCCTCCTTATTTACAGGTTCAATGTTCTCCTTGAAAAAGTTCTCAAGAGCTGTTAGTTCTTCTTTTCTTAAATTCTCTGCAGTAGCCATTAGTCTCCTTCTATCTCAATAAAAATCTCGGCCTTAACTCCAGCTTCTTGAAACATTATTAAGGCTTCAGCCTGTGATAGGCCCCAGGTACTTAATGTATTACTTAGACCATTAAACACCACGCGCTTAATACCCTTCTGTATAATAGCTGCAGCACACTGAGCACACGGTGAATAAGGATATACATAAATAGTGGCACCCTGCATACTTTTATTACTATTAAGTATAGCATTAAGCTCAGCATGAATAGTCCTAAGCTGCTTCACTTCTTTGGGCATATCTTTATCCTCTAAGCCGCGCGGTAATCCATTATACCCGGCACTTATTAGGAAGTGGTTCTCATCCACGATTACAGCACCGAGTTTATGTTTTGGGTCTTTACTCCATTGAGCATAGAGCTTAGCTTGGTCCATAAATCGTTTATCCCATTTATCAGTCATTCATCTTCTCCTTTGTCTTCTGCCTTAAGTACTCTAAGAGCTTTGCTTGTGTAGCATCTTTAGCTCTGAGAGCCTTAAGTACATCTTCGTCTATAGTCCCTTTTATTATTAAATGATGAATGATGACTGTCTCCTTCTGGCCAGTACGGTGCAGTCTCTTATTTGTTTGTAAATAGTCATCAAGACTCCAAGGTAAGGCGTACCATACTAAGGTACTCCCACCA